GATCAATCCACGAACGAGATCGACCTGTACGTCTACGACCATCATCCCGGCTCGAATGTCCCGCTCTCAAACCTGACGGGCAATTGGTATACGTTGCGGGAAGTGTTGCACCTGTTTCGCGCTGAACGACCTGGCCAAACGCGGGGCATTCCTCGCGTCACTCCCGCGTTGCAGACGCTGCCGATCATGCGACGGCAGGAACTCGCGACGCTGTTCAGTGCCGAGACCGCCGCCAACTTCGCGATGTATCTGAAATCGACATCACCCGCGATTGACCCGAGTGCATCGCCAGCGGACTTCGCCGAGATCGAACTTGCCCGCAACATGCTCACGACGTTGCCCGCCGGGTGGGACTTGGGACAGGTCAAGCCAGAGCAGCCAACGACGCAGTTCAACGCCTTTCAAATGCAGTGCCTGCAATCGTTCTCTCGCTGCACCAACATGCCTTATACGCTCGCGGCGGGAACCGGCAAGGACGCCAATTTCAGCAGCTTCAAAGGCGATATGAAAAACGTCTGGGAGCCGGAAGTACAGGTCGAACAAAGCCGCGTCGAGTTCTCGATAGTTGAGCCAATATTCCGGTGGTTCCTTGAGTCAGCGGTCTATGTTCCAGGCTTGCTCGAAGGACTGCCTGCAATCGAGGACATCGATCATCGTTGGCACTGGCCACCACTCCCCGAGCTTGATGCCGTCGATTCCGCGAACGCTGCGGCGATTCGGATGAGTACCGGGCAATCGACTCCCACGGATGAACTCGCAAGACGCGGCCAAGACTGGGCGACGGAATCGGCTCGCGCGGCTTCGGACTTCGGCGTTGATGTTGCGACCTACAAGGCCGCTGTGTTCGCCAAGACGTTCGGCCTCGTGCCGGGGCAACCGATTCCGGGTGCGGCTCCAACCGACGCGGCTACAGCGACGCCAACGGCCACGGCGGGGGCATTCGTCGGGACCAAGCGACGCGACTTCGCCAACAATCAGAAGGCCACGGCTGACGTGCTGACCAGCATGATCGACGGCACGTCCGATGTGATGACGAAGGCCAGCTTGCTTCGGCTCGGGTGGTCTGCCGAGGACGCTCAAAGCCTGATTGACGATGCCCGCGATGGCGCGATCACGTCAACGCAACTCGATCCGCTCGCAAGTCAGGCGGTGCCGATATGAAGCCGATCAACATCGCATCGACGATCAGCATCAAGGCCGCGAGCGGCAAGGCTCGTCGGTTCTCAATCCTCGCGTACTCGGGCGGGCTGCTCAATGTCGAGGGCTTCCCGTTGCCGGTCATTGTAGACCTCGCCGGACTCAGCACGCCGAACAACGTGCCGATCCTGATCGATCACACGAAGTCTGTCGAAGCGACGCTTGGCATCACTGACAGCATCGTCAACGACGGGCTGTCGCTCACTCTCGGCGGAGTCGTGACCGGGCAATCGGCCACGGCTCAGCAGGTCATCGCACAGTCAGTCGCTGGCCACAATTGGCAGGCGTCTATCGGTGCGATGGTCGGTGACTCCGAGGACATCGCGGCCGGCCAAACGGTCGAGGTCAACGGTCAGACATTCGTCGGGCCGGTCATTGTCGCGAGGCGTGCGACGCTCAAAGAAACATCGGTCCTGCCAATGGGCGCGGACTCAACAACGACCGTGAACTTGGCGGCTCGTGCTGCCTCATTTCTGAAAGGCTCCGCAATGGACCCGATGACGTTCGACGAATGGATTGAATCCCTTGGCATCGATGCCGCGACGCTCTCACCCGAGAACACTGCCGCGATGCAACTGGCCTACGAATCAACGATGGCTCCCGCAGCTCCTGTGGCTGCTGCTCCCGTAGTGGCCCCGCCGGTGGCTGCTCCGGTGATCGCTCCAACCGCATCGGCAGGAGCAAGCAAGATGGACATTCAAGCCGCTGCGGCGGAAGGCATCAAGACCGCGAATAAACTGGTCGCGGAGAACATGCGACGCAACGCACAGATTCAGGCTGCGGCGGGTGGCAATCATCTGATTGCCGCGACTGCCATCGAGAACGGATGGTCAGTCGAAAAGGTCGAGCTTGAAGTCCTCAAGGCTTCCAACGCGAAGACTCGCCCGACCTCGTTCAGTGCGGCTCAGAACTCCCCAGAGAACATGCCGAACGTGATCGAAGCCGCTTTGTGTTCGACTCGTGGTCTGACCAATAACGGTCGCAAGCCGGGCGTTGTCGCGCTGGAAGCTCAGTACGACGACAAGACGCTGCAAGCGGCTCATTCGCAATATCGCGGGGCTGTTGGGTTGCAGCAAATCCTGATTCAGTGTGCGATGGCCAACGGGATGCAAATCCAAGGCGGAACCAAGGTCACGTCTGGAAACTTGCGTCCGATCCTCGCGGCCGCTTGTCCTCGCATGGACGGTCGCGACCTGCAAGCCGGTTTCTCGACTGTCAGCCTGCCGGGCATTCTCGGCAACGTGGCCAACAAGGAAATCCTTCAGGGCTACATGGAAGAGGATGCGACGTGGCGAGAGATCGCTCAGATCAAGTCGTGCAATGATTTCAAAACCGTGACGAGCTATCGAATGCTCGACGACATGCAGTACGAGAAGCTCGCACCGGGCGGCGAGATCAAGCACGGCAAGACCGGCGAAGAGTCATTTACTCGCAGCGTGGACACCTACGCGAAGATGTACGCACTCAACCGCACCGACATCATCAATGATGATTTGGGTGCGTTCGACGATCTTCGCAACCGCATCGGAGCGGGTGGAGCCATGCGGCTAAACGACCTGTTTTGGACGACGTTCCTTGCCAATCTGGGGACGATCTTCACTGCAACTCGCACGAACTACATCGTGGGAGCAACATCCAATCTCGGCACTGATGGCGTCGGGCTGGGACTGGCTCAGAAGGCGTGGCGACAACGCACCAGCCCAGCGGCTGACGGTGCCAAGCGAGTCAGCGGGCAGGCTAAATTCCTGCTCGTGCCACCCGAGTTGGAAACGATTGCGGACGCTCTGTACGTCGCTCGCAACTTGAACGCAGTGAAGGTCAGCGACGCAAACACGTTCGCGAACAAGTATCAGCCGATTGTCGCGAACCAGTTGAGCGATTCGGCCTTCAGCGGCTACTCGACAACCGCGTTCTATATCCTTGGCGACAAGTCCAAGGGAAGCCCCGTTGTGGTCTCGTTCCTCAACGGACAAGAGACCCCGACCGTCGAGTCTGCCGACGCAGACTTCAACACGCTCGGCATCCAATTCCGTGGCTATCACGACTTCGGTGCGGACTTGGGCGACGGTTATCTCAACGCACTGATGAGCAAGGGTGCTGCCTGATAGTTGGCTGATTCGGTTTTCAATTTAATCTCACGACCTTTAAGGAATAATATTATGGCTCAAGTGCCAACGATTAACGGACCAGACGGAAACGCAATTGACTACACGCCAAGCGTGGCAGTCACTGGCGGTGATGTGGTGGTGCAAGCTGGAGTAGTGGGTGTCGCGACGACCGACATTGCGGCCAGCGATCTCGGGTCACTCTCGGTGACCGGACTCAAGTTCGTTCCCAAGACAACCGCCGCGTGGACGGTCGGTTTGCCGGTTCACTGGAACGCATCCGGCGACCCTGACAGTGGGACCGCTGGAACAGGTGCAGCCAACCAGCTTGGCAACGGCGTCTACATGGGGCTGGCGGCTATCGCGGCTGCGTCGGGAGATGATCGCGGCTACGTGCTGCTCAATGCTGCCGGTGCATCCGGCGCGAACTCGTCAGTGACGGCAACCACTGGCGGGGCAACTACCGGACTCATTCCGGCGAGTGCCACGTTCGCGACCGTGACCAGCGACGACGCCAACAAACAAATTAGCCTGCCAGCGGGCTACGTCGGCAAGGTGTTGCGAATCCTCGTGGGCACGACCGCTTGCGAACTGATCTCCGCAGTCGCGGCGGACAAAGTGAACGAGATCACTGTCGGTGCAACGAATGAACTCGCGCTGACGGCCGAGGCTCTCTATACCTGCGTCTATACGAAGTCGGGATTCTGGATCGTCAACGGTCAAACGAAACTCGGCGCGGCTCAGGCTGCGTTGGTTCCTGACGCTCTGTGATGAGTTGTCGGTGACGCGGGCGGCATAGGACCGACTCGGCCTCATAAGCCGGGGAAGCTTGGTGCGATTCCAAGGCCCGCCATATGGAGACAGATAGATGTCAGGCATGGACGACGATATCGGCGACATGGCCACCGACCTGCTGACGGCAGCGGGCGACGAGTACACGTATCGCAACGGCGCGGGCGGTGCGACGGCGACGGTGACGGCTGTGAAATCATCGCCGCCATCGTTCCAAGTCGATAACGGAAACGGCCTGTTGATCGAAGTCAGGCCAGTGGAATTCAAGATGAAAACATCGGACCTGCCGTTCGGAAACCCGGTCAAGGGCCAGCGATTCGAACGGGGATCAAGCGTGTGGGAAATCCAACCCACAACGGGCGAAAAGTGCTTCTATCAACAGTCGCCGCAGATGACGCGGATTCATTCCAAACTGATCTTAGGGACCGGCTGACATGGCAGCAGTAACAGTCGCACCTGCCGTCGAAGCGATGATCGCGATCCGCGACCGCATCAACAGCGGCACGGCTTACGTCATCGACTTGGAAGCCGAGTACAGCGAGCTGCAAGTTGACGAATTGGAGTCGATAGACGGCCTGCGAGTGGATGTGACAAGCGAAGACGAAACACAGTTGGTCGAGACGTTAGCGATTGAAGACCGGACCTCGCACAACCTGAGAATCTGGATTCGATCACCGTTGGAGCGACGGACGAACGACGAACTCGACCCGCTCAAGTTGGTCGTGCGGCAAATATATCAGCGGATCAATAACTACGACTCGACAGACGGTCGAGTGAGAGTGTGGGCCTGCGATCTGGAGTCGAAGCAAAACCCCGATAAGGCGATCTTGAACCAGCACGGTCTATTCGTTTCGTCGATCACGTTGCGAGTGGAAGTCGAGGCAAGCTGATGGCTCGCACGATCCTGACAGGTGACAAGGAAATCGAGAAGACGCTCGCGAAGTTATCGGATAAGGCGGGTGACAGGGTTGCGAGAAACGCACTCGGAGCCGGACTGAGCAAGGTCGCAAAGGCGATGAAGCAAGCTGCCCCGGTGGGCAAGACGGGTGCCGTCAAGGCCAGTATCGGCAAGCGAAACGAAAAGAAAAAAACCGGAGTGATGGAAGCCAAGGCGGGCGTAAACGTCGGCAAGAAAACGAAGATCAAAGGCAAGTTCGCTCCTCACGCTCACTTGGTTGCACTCGGAACCAAGCGACGGCAACGCAAGACAATCGGCGGGCGATTCAGCTACCTGAAAAACCCGACACCGCAACAACTATCAACCGGCACGATGCCCGCTAATTCATTCGTTCGGATGGCCTATGAGTCATCGCGAAGTGCCGCACGAACGGCAATGACTATCGCCGCAAAGCGATCACTCGGCCGCGAATTGGCCAAAGCCCGCAAGAAATAAAGGAGCCGATCAAATGGCAAAAAATCGAGGCAAGGGCACTGTGTTGGCGGTCGAAATCAGCAGCGTCTACACGGCCATTCCGCAAATGATATCAATCGACAAATCAGGCGAGGCGTCTGAGACCTATAGCGGGCGGACCATCGACGGCACCAAGCATTCTGACATGCCGAACACGGGATACATCAGCAACCCGACCATCGGGGGCGAGATGTTTTTCGACTCAGGGAATGCGGTTCATACGTTCTTGAAAACATCAATGCGGACGCCACCGTCAGTGACGCCGTTTGGGATCAATTTCAAATTGACAGATACCGCCGCGACCCCTGTGGTCGAAATTTGGAACGTGACCGGCATCGCCGTCGATGAAAAATACGCGACCGATGACGGCGTGAAGGCCACGTTGACTCTTCAAACTTCCGGCGACAACACATAAGGCGACCCAATGCAAGCGATTTATCTGCTCGACCAAAGCGTCAATATTCTCACCGCTCCGAATGCGTGGCGGGATAAGTGCCAACCCGTGCTGGACGCGGCGGGTGATGTCGTTGAATGGATCATCCCAAAGGGAACCATCGTCGATGGTGACGAAGCTCTCCTGCGAGTCAGCACGGGCCAATGCACGCCGTTCGACGAAGAGTGCGTCGCGGCGGCCGGAGCGACGCAGCAGCAGCTTGAGGCAACGCAGAGGCAGTACCTGGCCGCAAGTGTGGGCATCAAGGGAAAAAAGGACATGGAGTTGTTCATGGCCGGAGTGATCGAAGGATACGGGCCGAAGACGACCGACGATAACCCGGTATATCTGCCGGGTGCGAACTACGACGCATGGCAGGCTGCGAAAGACAAACTGAAACAAACGAAGGATCAAGTCTGATGGCATCCGTGTTTGATCGAATCGAGAATCGTAAGGCATTTCCTGTCGAGGGCTGCGACGGACTGTTCGTTCGCGAGCCACTGATCGGCGAGTTGTCGCTGTCGCTGTCGATGCCCGAGGCTCGGCAGAATGGGACGCTCTTCGCGTTCTGCGTGGTCGATGCGGACGGCGTTCCGGTGATGGCTCGCGACGATAGTGAGACGGACGATGCGTTCTCGATTCGCGCCAGCGACGCGGCGAAGCTGATGCGGTCGAGCGTATATGCAGCGGTGCGAAAGGCCATCGGCACGCTACTGAATCCGCAGGCTCCCGAGGAACTTGCAAAAAACTGATGTCGGACCCCGAAGCCCGCTTTGCTGCGGAGTTCGGCAGGTCCGTGAATCGCTGGGACTGGTGGAATCTACGAAACGAACACACGCCGTTTCAGTGGGCCTTGCAGCGGACTCTATATCGAATCGCACCATACGGTGAGCAGCGGGCCGATATGCGGGCCGCGATGATGACAGCCAATCTGATGGCCATGCAATCGAGCGAGAAAATACCAGAAGAACAGTTCTCAGAAATGGTCAAGTCGCTGAGTTCTTATCTTCGCGACGAGTCGGACTACGAAGACCAAGACGACATCGAAGCGGCAAGGATGATTGCACGAAAGGACGAGTAGTACATGGCCGGAATAGGCGATCTCGTCGCACATCTCAGCGTGGATAATAAGGGCTGGAGCAGCGGCCTCAACTCGGCAAAGTCGTCGATGTCGTCGTTCACTGGCAGCATCGGAAGCATGGTCGCTCCGATTGCCGGGCTGCTTGGCGGCATCTGGGGCACGTCTGCCGCAATCGGTGGCTACAAGACCGCACTGGAAAACCAACGGAAGTTCCAGGCAGTGCTGGAAGCGACCGGCGGCGCGGCGGGGATCACGGCTCAAGAGATGGCCAAGCTCGCGGGCGACTTGCAAGCGGTCACGAACTTTGAAGACGACGCGACGATGGGCGCGGCGGCGATGATGGCCAGCTTTGGCAACGTACGAGGTGACAACTTCGGCAGGTCTATAGAGCTTGCTCAAGACCTCGCAACCGTCATGAATATCGACCTTGACTCAGCCGTCAAGAAAATGGGTAAGTCGTTCAAGGATTTGTCAGAAGAGGACGTGACCAAGAAACTCGACGAGATGCAGGCCAAGTTTGGCGGTGCTGCCGAAGCCGTCGCCGATCCTTGGAAGCAGCTTCAGAACACGCTCGGCGACGTGGGCGAGGGCATTGGCTCGGTCCTGCTGCCGTCGATCAACGTGCTGTCTGAGTCGCTCACGTCGATGCTCAGCGTGGTGGCAGGCGGTGGCGAGTGGTTCAAATCAATGGGCATCGAAGCGGCTGTCGTGCTGTCTCACATGGGCGGGCTGTTGACTCTCGGCGTAACGCAGTGGGAGTTGTTTGGCGTCCAAGTTATCGCGAGTGCCGCACATCTATTCACGACGGCATTGCCAACCTATCTGACTTGGTTCGGCGACAACTGGGGCAAGGTGCTGTTCACTGCGGTTGATTATAGCCTGACGCTGTTCATCAATCTCGGCACGAATATCAGAAACATGTGGTCGTCGATTCTGAGTTTCTTCGCGGGGAACGGCGTCGAGTTCACATGGACCCCGCTAACCGAGGGCTTCAAGAGCGCAATCGACAAGCTGCCTGATGTCCCCGAGCGTGTGACAAGCGACTTCGAGAAGTCCCTCAAGGACCAGATAGACGGAATGAGTACAGACCTCGGCGCGTCGATGGATACCCAGCGGGCAGAACTGGAGAAAAAGTTCTCTCCGCTCGCCAAGCCAATGCCAACGAATCCAGAGGATGTTGTCGCGAAAGAGGGGAAGACCAAGAACGTCAAGGAAGCAAACAAGGCAGTATTCGCAGGCTCGTCAGAAGCCGCGTCGATCATGCTGCGTGGCGTCGGCGGCGGTAAGTCAATCGAGGACATCGCGGGCAAGCAATTGACGGTTGCACAGCAGCAGCTCGATGCGACCAAGGCAAACAAACCACAGCCCATGACGGCTGTTGATTTCGGAGCATAACCATGCGAGTCACGATCATTTCGGAAGTCGAGTACGAGCCAACGGTGAGCGATCATCGCTCGTGCTGGGGATCGTTGCACAAGCGGCCAAGGGTCATGCCTGACGGTATCTGCGGCCCGATGGTCTATTACTTCCCCAAGGGCCGAACGCCAGAACTGCCCGACAATATCGCGGTGGAGTACATCACTCGCGGCGTGGCTGTGGCCTACGACGGTGAGCAAGTCGTCGACCAAACGACAACCGAAATCATCGCAGGAATGGCGGTCACACAATGACGTGGTGGGTCGGTATCGTCGATTTCTCGGCAGAATCGGAAGTCCAACAGGACGGCCGTTGTGTGTCGCGGTACACCCGAAAATACCTCGTGAGGACAGACTCGGCTACGTTTCAGTACGAGCCTGCTGTCGCTGCTGCCGTTGGCATCATTCGCGGCTCAGCACTGGCCGCAGACCCGCACGCGATCTGTCACAAGGCCACTGTCGGACCCGGTCCCGCGATGACGCGAGCGCCTTATCTCGCCTATTTCGCGACCTATGAATGGGCCACAAACGCGACGTTGCCCGACGCGGATGACGATGACCCAACAACGCGAAGGACGCTCACGTCGATCAGCCCGACGATTCAAAGCACGTACATCGTAGACTACATGGACGGCACGACGCGCAAGGTCATACTCGACTCTGCGGGACAGCCATTCGACGGCGGCATTCCAGTTGACGTGCGCATGGGGACAGTCACGAAAACGCGAAACAAGGACGCGGCGGGATACGATCAAAACGCAGTGTTGGCCAACAGTGGCAAAGTGAACTCGGTGACGTATCTCGGTGGAGAACCGGGGACGGTCCAAGTGGACATCTCGGCTGCGGAAACGTATGAAGGATCGTTTCACTTTTGGAAGGAAACCTTCACGTTCAACTATAAGCCTACGGGATGGCAACCGGCTCCACTGCAAGCGGGGTTCTACTGTCGCGACGTGGCTGACGGAGAGCCTCGTCGGATTCTCAACAGCGATGTTGGCGATGGGGGAGACGACGGGGAATGCCCCGAGCCGCAACCGCTCGATGACGATGGCTTGATCGTGCCCAAGGCAGATCGGCCAGACGGATGCAAATTCAAAACGGATATCACATATTTCAAAGAGATGGACTTCTCGACGTTTTCGCTCTAAAGGATCGACACGATGGCCGATCCCGTTTTCGGACTAACAGCAACAGCGGCGAAGCAGGTCGGGCAGGTCGTGCGCGAAGTGTTGCGGACGTTGCCACCGACTGGCAGGCGGACGCGGCGAGTCGTGACCGGAGGCCAGACCGCAGCCCAAGGCCGCCTGACATCCGCTCTCACTCCATGCGATAACGCTCTGACCGGCGCGACGACATTCACGTTCGCGCGATACGTCACCGACTCCGATATCGACCCACAAACCGACCCCGTAACGATGATGGAAGAGGTCAGTGGCGACCCGCCAGAAGCAGTCGAGACGGAAGGCGTGAATCGCAGCAAGCTCGAAGCCGCTGTCGATGGGCATGTGGTGTGCGTGAAAATCAACGGCGAGTGGGTGCCGGTACTTTGTTTCGACATTTGTCCCGAGTAAGGTTGAAATCATGACACAGAAATCATTCGTCAATAACGCTGCGGCGACCAAGGCACAGTATGCCCTCACCATGACGGGCACTTGGCTGGCGGGCGAGACGATCACGATCACGATGAACAGTAAGACGCTCGTGGTCACGATTGGAACGCTAGTCACGCTGACTCAGGTTGCCACGACCGTGAAAGAAGCGTGGCAGTCGTCTACGTTCACGGACACCACAGCCTCGTGCCTGCCGCAGGGCGGGGGCACGTCAGTCGGTGAAATGTCCACGATGACCGCGACATCGAGCGCGGGAGTCGTCACCATAATCGGTGACACGGCTGGCGTCCCTCACACGATCAGTTCGGCAAGCGATACGTCGGCATCCGGCACGGCGACCCTGACTACCATCGTCACGGCAACCGGCCCGAAGTTCGCCGACAACGTGCTGAACTGGCTGGATGGATCGCTGCCCGTGGACGGGGACGACATCATCATCAACGGCCCGTTTCAGATGCTATACGGCTTCGCTGCGTTCAGCGGCGTTCAGCCTGCTTCGATCACAATCGGCGAACGCTGCGGGGCAACGACTCAGATCGGTTTGCCGTTCGTCAACGCGGCAGGGTACAACGAATACCGCACGCCGGAATGGTCTATCGGGCCGGTCTTGCTCAACGTGCGAGGGGCTGCGGGGCTGGTGAAGATCAACTGCGGCTCAGACGTTTGCACGGCGAGTATCTACGGCAGCGGGACGAGCCTAGAGACCGGGTTTGCGCCGATACAGCTACGCGGAACCAATGCCTCGAACGTGGTCAACTCCTACGGTGGCAACACCAGCGTGGCGGCTCGTGGCGAGACTGCTACAGTGCTGACCGCTCGACAAACGGGAGCCGGGCGATTGCTGCTGGGCAACGCGGTCACGTTCACGAATCTCTCGGGCAACATCACTCTCGTCGCGGACTGACAATGCCATTAAAAGTGATCCGTCGGCCCTATACCGCTTGTGCCTACCGTTGGGCGTTGTCAACGTCAGGGATTTCCGTTGGTGAAGGCGATTGCAGTGAAGCTCAGTGCCTTGATTTGAACGGCGACTTCTCGCTGGATTTTTCGGCGTGCGACAGCAAGGGAGGCAAGCTCGTCTGGGCTGGTGAATGTGAGCTTAGTGGCGGAACTGGCGGAACTGGCGGTGACGCGGATTCGGGGTGTGGCCGATATCGCATTGACGTATCAGGAGTGTCCGGGTTCGATTGTGCGGAAACGTACAACGGCAGCTTCATCACGCGCGCCTACCACCCTGATCAAACCTGTGGATTCTGCCTTTACGTCACACCGAGAAAGTCTGTAAGCGATTATTTCGCCAAAGGTTCTCCTCCGTGTGACTGCTTTGCCCCGGCAAACGATGTGCCATATATCGACCTAGGCCCGATAGCTGGTTACGATTTCACAGGGTCTGTATATTCATTTTTCGACGACGCCGCTGGGCCGTGTTTTTTTGACGGATTGGTTGATCCAATCAGTACACAGCTTATAGTAGGTGGCGTATTTGTCCGAAACGCTAAGTATCGCCGACCGTACGGAGCATTCGGGACGACTGCCGGTGATGTCATTACGTTTACATTGGAGTCAGCGGAGTGCGGGACATGGCCAGCGACGATCACGGCGACGCGACTCGATAGCACGGGCGGCGGAACGTCATCGAGTACCGGTCCCGAAACGAACGACCGCATCCGCAGCAAGTGGCATCTCGATTACGATATCGAGGCCCAACTGTGGACGCTGCGTTCCTTCGAGCGCGTCGATTACCCTGTCTACACTCTCAGCGATGCCAGCCCGTGCGACGGCGACACGAAGACGCTCTTGCTGGCCGACAAGGGCGACGCGGCAGACGGCTGCGGTGTGGCTCCAGCAGAGATGACGATCACCCGCGTCTGCCCGCCTGATCGCGTCGGCAAGTCGGCCCTACTCGAAGACCGCAAGCCGAACGGAGCGACCGGAAAACGCAAGCGTCAATGCGGCTGCGACTGCCTCGACGAAGTGGATGACCGGCGACACACCTGCGAGACCAAGTGTGCGTCAGCGGCCACCGAGGGCTGCGAGAGGATCGACCCCGCTCCCGACGACATCACCTGCCGCTATCCCGAGGCGATCAACTGCTGCGAGCCAACAGCCGGCAAGGATGTCCCGTGTGCTTATACGGTGGAATTTGAATGCGATCTGTTTTTCGATATCGAGGACGTGCGGCATAAGATCGCGGCCAAGCAGGTCACGTTGCGGCGCGAGTGCTATTTTGAAGACCCGTGCTTATTCGTCGCGGCGGGGCCGGAGTCATCGACCGGCGGCTCTCCCGTGATGGACGTGGACGGATATCCGGGGGCGCAGCCGGTTTGCGCGTCGTGTTCGGAACCGTGCCTCACGGGATGCACTTGGGACGCTTGGACTGTGGCGGCGTGTCCGAATCCAGACTTGTGCAATATCGTCGCTCCTGTCAGCAAAACCAACTGCCTTGAGTTCCGATGGGTTGGAGTGCTTGCCACAGGGTTTGTTGTCGGTGATGTCGCTGCCGTGTTGCATTTCGTGAGTGAAACAGTCGGTTCGTTCGGCTCTGTATTGTGGAGATTTGAGAGCGACGACGGAGAGTGGATTTCTAATATCCGTCCGAACTACATAATCGCTTGTGACCAATCCCAAAGGGGCTGCGGATGGGGAGACCTAGTGTGGTCGAATCCTCCTGTAGACTTCGGGTTGTCGTTTTGGATTTCACACAACGACTCTGCGACGAACCAATGTTTCGGAATTGGTCAGCCTGAACTTTTGTTCGACTTTCCTCAATTCGGCGTGGCGCAGACAACATTAAAACTCAATTGGATTGCGTGCCCATAATGGC